AACACCCGTTTCGGTAACAACTGCTACCCCAGTAACACTTACAGAGCCAACCTGCCCCGTTGCAGATACACCAGTAACACTTACAGAAACACTACTTATTGCAATAACAGTAACTGATCCAACCTGCCCAGTTGCAGCTACGCCTGTTTCAGTAACAACAGCCTTAGCAATGACTGATTCATTGCCCAATAATCCATTAGCCGACACTCCGGTTGCATTAACAGAAACCGAAACTGCCGACTGAAAAGCGTTCGTTTGGAACGCATTGGATTGAAAGGCTGAGGCCATTTTCTACCCCTTATGCAGGGGATGTGGGCCATACCACGCTGTAAGGAAACCCTGCTTGAGAAGTTATATCACGAAGAGCTTGCCTATAGGTAGCCCAAGCTGTTTTATCTACAGGAGCGTCTGCAACTTGTGTCCAATCACATTCAGAAAGTAATGCGTTGCGGTGACTACGGACATTACTTTCCGCATCTTGTAATGGAAGGTTATTAACTAACCAAGCTACGACCCATGCTCCATTTATTTTCTGTGGTTCGTCTTGTTCAATAGTTTGTACTAATGAGTCATAAGATGGTGTTTGTACCACAGTAACTGAATACACATCCCATTCAGCCAACAATTCATCTGTTGGATGTTTAGGAAAAGAAGTATTCGGATTATCTTTGCGAAGTTGACCGATTGAGTATGGATATGTCTCAACCACTCCGTTGTTAGCTTTTAGATATTGCATTTAGATTTCCTTATTTCCATAATCCTGTTAGTAAAGAAGCGCAAACGTGAAATCGCGTATCATCCCCCAATTATCTGGTTGCTAGGTTAACGCAAACCATATTGTTGCCGCAGGCTCACCAGAAACACCATTCATGCTTATGTTTGGTGGTTTGTTTCCAGTAAATGCGGAATTATAAGTAAATCCGTATCCTACTCTGTTGTCTGCTGTAGACCCTACATACCCAAAATTACTCGTTGTAAATCCAGATTGCGTAACGCTTGTTGGCTCATCGTCATCGTTTATACACAAGCAAACAACGAATGTTGATGAAACACTAGACCCGGTAGGAAAAGGATATGTAGGGCCAACATTGTTTAAGTCTCCTCCTAGCGGACTTGAATATACTGAAGAAACATTTTCATAAACATTTAAAACACCACCGCCCCTGAGAATAGTATCTGAACCAATACCAGTAAAGGTCACAGATGAACCCATTGCAGAAGTGTAAAATCTATAGAAAATAGTCAATCCGGTTCCGTATAAGGTCCCATTCGTTGCGGCCTGTGTCCAACCAGATGGCGCAGTCCATCCCGAAATACTACTTTGGCTATCATTAGCCGCAAAGGCAATCACAAGGTCTCCGTTCTTTGTGCCTGCTGGGAAGTTGATAGTGACTGTATTTGGAAGTGTTATGTTTGCAGATGATGTGGCTTTATACGCTATAGGCCCACCACCACCAAAACCACCAGCACCTTGTATCGCATGAAACAGCATTATGAACCATCTCCAACTAATGCACCATAAAGTGTTGTACTGACCTTCCATAGCGCAACCACAGTATAGACAGTTGTAGCTAGTGTAGGCGCAGAGCCGCCGTTGTTCACCCAAGTCATCGTGGGCCATGTGATCGTGTAGGCAGAGCCATCATCAATCATAAGGGTTATTGCCTCACCCTCCGCAATTGAGTCTGTTAGCGTTGTATTAGCCGATAACGTCTTGTATTGGATTGTACCATTAGACGGATCAAGGGCAGTACCCGTTAGGCTGTACACGGTTTCATCAATTGCCCCACCAAACGATACATCTCCAGATAGTGTGGAAGCCCCCGTAACATCCAATGTTGAAGATAGTGTGGAAGCCCCTGTTACATTCAATGTTGAAGATAGTGTGGAAGCCCCTGTTACATTCAATGTTGAAGATAGTGTGGAAGCCCCTGTTACGTTTAAACCAGCACCAACAGTTGCATTGCCAGAGCTATCTAGCGTGATGTTATCAGTGGATGATGTAGCTTCTTTGATGACTGTAGTTTTAAGTGTGGCGGTCATATCTCTACACCTTAAGCAATCTTCATAATTGTTAAACGAGAAGCACCTGCTTCGGTCGCAACTGTATCTGTACCAAAATAGCGTTCGCAATAAACTTGGTAATCATATCCAGCGGTAACGCTTAATATAAGAGAGGTTGACCCAGTGTTCTCACCCGCAGTTGCTTGTCGGTTATACATATACTGATATGAACCAGCCACAGCAGAAAACCCACCACCAGTATCTTCTTCTAGCCAAGCATAAGAAGCTGAACGACCTGTGCCTAAAGTTACTTGTGTTGTGATTTGAAATTGGAATAAATAAACACCAGTTTCGCTGATAGTAACTACACCAGACGTAAGAGAGAAAATTGCACCATCACTGTTTTGCCTTGTCTGGTCGAACGGAACAACAGCGCCAGACACCACATTAGTTGAAGTGCTTTCATAGCAATCAAAGTATTCGATGGAAGAACCACCGCCACCGGGTGTTTCCCATGTTGGGGCAGCGCCAGTTCCACCTGATGTTAGAACCTGACCTGATGTACCTTCGGATGCCGGAATGGGGATTATTCCGGTCTGGGCTGGTAGAGTAATGCTTGTTGTACCAGCAACTGCCGGAGCGCTAACTGTAACCTGACCTGATGTTGAGCCGTTTAAGGTAATAGGCATTAGACCACCGTCCATGTGCTGCCTGACGGGACAGTGACTGTCACCCCAGAATTAACTGTTACAGGGCCAAATGTACCAGCATTGGTACTGGATGGGATTGTGTAATCAGCGGTTACAGTAACTCCATTGTTCCAGAATATTTGATCTGAACCGCCACCTGTCGCGCCACCACCAGAAGCATCTAATGTGCCACCGGAAAGGGTTAGGTTGGTGCCAATGGTGATCTCTTCAGCCGCGCCTGTTCCAGCCGTTGATCGACCAAGCAGCTTGTTGGTAGCCATAACTAAATCATGATCATCATTCCAGTTGGAAGGCTGAACAAGATTAGTATCACCGCCGTCGGCAACTGCCGATGTGAATTTATGCTTTAACGAGACGGTCATTTAGACCACTCCTTACGCAATACGGATGATCGCGTTAGAAGCATCCGCTGTTGGGAACACGATGGTAAAGTCACCTGCGGTAGACGTCTTATCAGAACCGAAATCTAACACAGCCACAGCCTTATCACCTTGGGTGTCGTTATAAATAAGCGCACCGCGAGCAGTAATAGTAGCCGTTGACCAAGTTGTGTCGTTAAAGTCAAGGTAAGCTGTCGTACCAGAAGATGTCGGGGAAACAACGGTGAGCGTATTACCGCCAGCCGTATAACCAGTTCCAGACACTTCATTTGTCGCGCTATAAGCTGTGGTAGTAGCATCGAGCGTAGCTGAAGAAGTGTACAGGGCAATCTTAAAGGTATCAGCCGTTGTACCAGCGCGAGCCACGGTCGTTCCAAAAGCATGGATACCGTCAAGGATCTCCACCTTAAAAGAAGTACACATTGCCTGAGTGATAGCCATTATAATCTCCGTAAGAGTTCAGCGGCTTCCGGAAAACCGCTATTTTTAAGTTCATTATACACGCTTGTTCTGTCGCTTTTAACAGCTTCTTTTAGATAAAACAAAACAACGCCATGTACGGCCTCCTGGAAGACCTTCGCCTGCTTACGGATAGGCTCCGGAGCAGTATCGCTAACCTGTAGGATTTTGTCCATACACCGGGCAGCAATTTCTTCAGGGCTAAATCCTTTGCCCATAGTAGTCATCACTTCTACCGGGGAAAGAAATGCACCTGTTTTTACGTCAAACATTAAGTCCTCGCTTTCAATGGAAGACCCATACGGTAAGCATCGGTATTTTCACGAGCTTCACCAAAGTCTTTCAACCTACCAAGGTAATTGACGAACTGTTGTTGGTAAAGACCTAACATGTCCGGCTCACCTTTCATATAGGTATAGGCTTCTACTAGCGTTCCGTAAAGTAAACAAGTAGGTGCGTTTGTACTGAGCCATGTAGTTCCAGAATCACCCGAATCAGCCAAGCTGGTTGGGCGATAGTAGTAATGGAGTTCTACCGGATAAGCTGCATCTGGAGTCGGAGCTATAAGGAAATAGCCAGAATCAAAAGGAGCGTAGTATTTAGGAGTACCCGTAGCAGCCGAGGGGTCAAATTCTTGTACAAAGTTGACGTCCTTAATGAGTAAAAACTCCTTTGCACCATCTTTTGTAATGGACAAAGAAAAAGCAGACATATAATCAGTAGGCTTGGCTAGGTATTTATTGCTGGACGACATAGCCCCAGTTTGGTTTTTACGGAATACATCCAAATCAACCGAATACAGGATTAAGTCTTCTGCATTGCGGATAAAGTTAGGGATATTGTTTACAAAGCTGCTTTCAGAATTCTGTGTATAATCCTGAACCGCCTGAGTTAATTGTGCAAGTGTATATGCCATTAGACCACCACCGTAACGATACCGACGCTAGTTGTACCATGTAGCGAGCCTTCGCGCCACGGAGGATAAACCACATTTTCCCCAACAGGAACATCCAATGGTTCTTTGCGGTCA